GAGGCGTGGGGTGAACACGAGGAGCGGGAACGTGCTCCCTTCGTAGGCCCGGCTGGCTGGCAGCTCAACTCGATGTTGGGCGAGGCGGGCATAGCCCGGAGGGAGTGCTTTCTTACTAACGTGTTCAACTTGAGGCCCCGCCCGACGAACAAGATCGAAAATCTATGCGCTACGCGCAAGGAGGTCCGTCATGCGCTCCCGCCGCTATCATCTGGCAAGTACATCCGCGATGAATTTCTCCCAGAACTCGACCGCCTTTACGCAGAACTTACTCGAGCTAATCCGAATGTCATTGTCTGTCTCGGGGGAACTGCCGCCTGGGCAATACTACGTGACGGTAGAATATCGAAACTTCGTGGGGCAGTCGCAGGTTCCCCCGTACTGGCAGGAAAAAAGTGCATCCCAACCTTCCATCCCTCCTACATCCTCCAGGGAGGGTACGAAGCAAGGCACGTCACTATCCTCGACCTTCAAAAGGCCCGACGCGAGTCCGAGTATCCCGAGATTAGGCGCCCACAACGAACAATCTATACCGAGCCCCTCCTCGGAGATCTCGAACAATTCTACGCCGAGCACATCCTACCCGCCAAAAGGCTTGCAGTCGACATAGAAACTCGGGGGAACGTGATAACCTGCATCGGGTTCGCCCCTACGATAGACGTTGCATTGGTTCTGCCGTTTGAGGACCACCGCAATGCTTCGGGACGTTATTGGGGCTCGAAAGAGGCGGAGGTCGCGGCGTGGAAATGGGTGAAGAAGGCCCTCGCGAGCCCGTGCGAGAAGGTGTTCCAGAACGGGCTCTTTGATATGCACAGGCTGTGGAGGACTTATGGGGTTCCGGTTACTAATGCTCGTCACGATACTATGCTTCTTCATCATGCACTCATGCCAGAGTCCCCTAAGGGACTCGACTACCTCGGGTCAATCTATACATCCGAAAGTGCATGGAAGCTCGGTATCCGACTGAAACACAAGGGCACGATCAAAAAGGAGGACTGACATGGCTATTCCCAGTATACTCGCCCGCATCGCGGCGGGAGTGGCCTCCGAGGCCATCGAGGACAGTGAGGCCTCGCTCATGGCCACCCTGGCCGAGCATCTGGGCGTGCCCTTTCCCAAGGACAGTGACTCGCTGACCCTCCCCGTGGCCAGCTCCGCGATCTCTGCCATCGGCTACAAGTCGCCCGACACGATCACAGTGGTGTTCAAGCGCGGTGGCTCGTTGAGCTACGACTTCATGGGTACGCTGGACGAGTTCGCCGCGTTCGCGCTGTCGCCCTCCAAGGGAGCGTTCTTTAACGCCCACTTCAAAGACCGATGAAGGCAACCCGCACTGACCTGCTTCGCCCCGGCGAGCCCAAGTCCGAGACCGAACGCCTCTGGATATACAACGGGCTCGATTGCTGTGTGACAATGGAGGTCCTCGAGGCCATCCTTCCCCAGCTTGATAACCTCACCGGGAGCACCTACGCCCTGTCGTTGGCCCTTCAGGCCCCGGTGTTAGAGATGAACCTCCATGGAGTGCTTGTCGATGAAACCGAACGAGTACGAGCTATCGAACAGTATCGAAGTGACACTGACCGCCTACAGCGGAACCTGTATCGGATCGTTCACGATGGAGTCGGATACACCAATTTCCGAGACAGCGGAAAAACTAAAGCTTGGCGTTCTAACTCCCATGTTGCTGCTCTCCTCTATGATGTACTCAAACTTCCTGAAGTACGAAAGCGAAACGAACGGGGAGAGATGGTACGCACAGTTAACCGGGACGCCCTTGAACGACTACAGATACATTTTATCGCTCAGCCAATTATTAACCATATCCTCGCACTACGAGATTTTGGTAAAAAGATTGGAGTCCTTGAGACGAAAATTGACTCCGATGGGCGACTCCGTACTTCTTATAACATCGCAGGAACTACAACAGGTAGATTTTCTTCTAGCCTCAATGACTTTGGAAGTGGTGGAAATCTCCAAAACATTGAGGAACGCCTCCGCCGTATCTTCGTAGCTGATCGGGGAATGAAGTTCGCCAACATCGACCTCGAACAGGCTGATAGCCGCAACATAGGAGCACTGTGTTACAATGTCTTCCGTGACGCGAAATATCTGGACGCCTGCGAGTCAGGTGACCTGCACACCACTGTTGCCAAGATGTCAAGACCCGAACTGCCCTGGAGTGGAGATCTCCATGCGGATAGAGGTATCGCCGAACGGCCCTACTACCGACACCACACTCTCCGCCACGTGTGCAAGGTGTTGGGACACGGTACAAACTATCTTGGTTCTCCCTTCGAAATGTCCAAGCACACCAAAATCGAGCAGTCGATCATCAAAGACTTCCAAGCGCTCTACTTCTCCACGTTCCCCTCGATCCACAAGCTCCACGACTGGGTCAAAGAAGAGATAATGAACAAGGGTTACTTGGTAACGCCCTTCGGGCGGAAGCGCTGGTTCTTCGGTAAGCGCGACGAGCGTGATACACTGAAACAGGCCGTGGCCCACCTGGGCCAGTCGATGACCGCGGACGAGATGAACCATGCCATGCTGGCCCTGTGGCGGCTGAACATAGTTCAAATCATGTTGCAGGGTCACGACTCAATACTTATACAATATAAGGAGGGCGACGAAAATGAGGTTATCCCAAGGGTTCTTTCTGCGATGCGGGTTCCCCTGGAACTCGAGGGCGGCCGCGAGTTCGTAGTGCCTGTGGAAGTGCAAGTCGGATGGAATTGGGGTAAGAAAACTGTTGATAACCCGAATGGGCTTTCCAAGTGGCACCCCCCGCAGGCATCCGAAGGCTAGGCAACTGGATCGAGTCCTACGAAGAATATACTGAAATTCTGCCATCTCCGGCATTGTTTCGCAAGTGGGTTGCGATCTTCTTCGTTGCCGCTGCAATGGAACGTAGAGTGTGGGTGAGGACCATGGGGTCCGCGCTCTATCCGAACCTCTATGTCCTGTTGGTAGGTCCGCCTGGGATCGGGAAGGGCGTGGCTATGCATCCCGCCGAGGCCATGATGCGGGACGTTCCAGAGATCCACGTCGGCCCCTCGGACATGACCACGGCCAGCATGATCGATGCTCTGAACGAGTCAGTCAGAAGGGTCATCATCCTGGGCGGTAACCCGCCCTTTGACGAGTTTCACTCACTCACAGTGGTCTCCAGGGAACTCGGGGTACTCATCCCTGGCTGGGAGACTTCGCTGATGAACAACCTAACGGATATCTACGATGGATTTACAGTCGATCAGAAGCGACGAGGGAAAGATCTTAGGATCAAGATTAAAGCTCCACAGATTAACCTTTTGGGAGCGTGTACTCCTGCATATCTTAACGAGGTCATGCCTACGGGAGCTTGGGATCAAGGGTTCATTTCCCGCACCCTGCTCATATATTCAGGTGAGCGAGTCAGTCGAGACCCTTTCCTCGATGAGGGACTTGGCCCCTCCGCAGGTCGCCTGCACGCTGATCTTCTCCATGATCTTAAAACTATCGCGCTCGAGTACGGTCAAATGTCCTTCACCACTCCCGCCGCAGCTGCAATCAAGGCCTGGATCAGAGGAGGGTGCAAACCCGAGCCGGAACACTCTAAGCTCCAGTACTACAACTCCCGGAGAACCGCCCACCTCCTGAAACTGTGCATGATCTCCAGCATTGCCCGAAGGGGCAATAAGATCATTGAACTCGACGACTATGCCCAGGCCCTCAATTGGTTGATGGAAGCTGAAAATTACATGCCAGACATCTTCAAATCAATGGTATCGGGCGGGGACTCCAACGCGATGGAGGAAACCTGGAACTATGTGTGGACCCTGTACGGCAAGGAGAAAAAGCCCATCTCAGAGCATCGCATAGTGCATTTTCTCCGGGAACGGGTTCCTGCCCATTCCATCATGAAGGTCATCGAGATGATGGTCCGGGGGAGGATGTTCGAACTACAGTCGGATGAGGGCACAGTGGGCTACAAGCCCGCGTCGCGGGAAGCGCGACTTACCGGGCGAGCTGATCCTCGAGAGTAGCCCCGCCGGGATCACGCTCGTCAATGCCACTCATGACCTTGATGTAGATCTCACGAGCGTTGCGGTGCCCGCGGAGGGCTCGATCTTGACTTGCCTGATTGGTGTCAGTCATCCAGTTCTGGAATAGGAGTCCGACACGGGCAGTGTATGCGGCCTCTACCCCGCGCCGGTCGAGTCGGTCAAGCTTCTTATCGTACTTAGATGGTTGCATAGGTGGAACTCCCTCGCCTGGGCTCTGATCACTGACAACGAGCATCAGGAAGAATGCGATCCCAAGGGCTATGACGAAGGCTATTAGTGGCCCAAGGTACTTCATGTGATAGCCGTACCGTTGATGTAAACTGTAACCTTTCCGTCCTCGATAACGATCTTGATCTCAGTGGGCCCTTGGCCCACGGGCGGAGGTTCCTCCGGTCCCGGAGGCTCGATGTGAGGGGGATTTCCTACGTAGACCGGAGGCAGTGCGTCGTCCGCCGCTTCTCGCTGGATGTAGATAGTGTTATCGAGTTCGAGGAGGCACTTGAGAACTGGCATACAACCCACTCGTGAGTCGCGAGCCCCACTGCTCCACTGACCATCTGCGACGTAGAACCCACTCGTGTAGATGTTAGTCCCGGCATAGACGTAGGCCGAGGGGCTCCCGTGGAGCCTGTAACCCCATCCATTGTAGGACTCCCACCAAAACGCGGCCTTCTCTAGCCGCCAATCCTCCACGTCGTCGAGTCCGTGATCCTCGAGCGCGATTATCGCCGCCCTGTCCCAGGCGTCTTGCCCGTAGTAGGGCCCTTGCCCTTTCGGGACGTGGGTCGAGACTTTGTTGAGCGGGTCCCCTTGCGCGAGCTGGGTAGAGAAGTCACAATCCGCTTCACGAAAATGAGTAGGTCCGATCCACCACCAGGGGACCCCCGTCTTCGCTTCGACATTCTGATATCGTGCCTTATTTGCGAGGATTTTCTTGGCGATGCCCTGAGCCATAGTCAACTTGTTGCGCTCCATGATATCCCACCAGCCCGCGGCCTCAGGCCAGAAGGCCCCGTACTTGGGGATTGTCGTGGAGGTAGTGATTGCCCTGGGCGTAATCTCACTCATTCGACCACCGAGACTGTTCCGAGGATCAACGAGGTGATATCTGTGTCGGTTTGAAACACCATAATCAATTTATAAAGCTTGGGTCGTAGCGCAAACATAGCTGGTGCCTCGACGCGCCACTGCACGATCCCGGGCGCGGGCAAGGTGATACTCCCACCGCGCATAGTAATAATCAACTCGTCGAACCGACTGAGCTGGTCCTGGAGCCTCAGGATAACATCGACTACTCCCGAAAAGTCGTAGAGGGTATCGTTATCGATGCTCCACACTTCCACAGTCTCTACCCAAGTACTGTAGATCGAGGCAGGCGGGATTGATCCATCGAGCATTTTGAACCTCTACAGCTTGATGAACCAGGTTACGAGCCTGGCCAACGGGAGGTTATTGATTGGCGTAGTGCCGCCGATAGTGGTTGTGGTGAAGGTATGGCTATGGCCGGGCTCGGTTGGGATGGGGTGGAAGTGGTTTACACTGTCCGTTCCGGTAGTAAAGTTGTGGTTGTGATTTGTGGCCTGGGAGCCCGAGGCACTGAAGGAGTGGGCATGGTCGCCAGAGCCAAAGCTGGCGCCGCTAGTAGTACCAGATGTATTAGCGGTAAGGAAATTGGCACCACCAGGAGGGCCCTGTTGTACTGGTGTCGCATAACTGTAGGTGTGAGTGTGGTCGAGGCTATAGCCCGTGCCAGCAGAACCGATCGTGGTCCCCGAGGACGAAATAACGATAGTCTGGTTTTCGAGCCCCGTCGTGCCACTGTGCGTATGGAAGGTGTTAACAGTACTGGTTTGTCCCCCGTGCGCGTGAGACCCATCCACCGAGGTCGTGCCAGTGTGTTGGTGGGCTGGCATCTGACCTACACTGAGCGTGACCGAATTAGCTCCGATACTCGCCGCGGGGAAAGTTGTAGTTCCGACATTGAAAAGCAGCCCGGCGAACGCACCGGCCGGAGTATTGCCCATGTCATCGACGCCGAATAGTGCCGCGCCTCGACAAGAAGGCAGTACGATGTTCTTGTTAGCGTTAAAGTCGGCTATAGCCCCAGAGGGAGTGCGTCCCCCCGACACAGTAGCCATAGCATCATTGACATTGTTATACAGATACTGGAACAGTGCAAATGTGTCACTGTTCGTATTGTTCAATCCATTAGCTCGTTCTGTCGCGAGCGAGGCTGCGTTGCCAATAGTCCTTCCATTCAGCCTGACATAACCAGGTTTGGTCGTATTGATAAATTCTCCATGGATCATACCAGTCTGAACGCGCTCTTCAGCGGGAATGACCACAGTCAGATCGACTGGGTTCGGATTAGGCACTGCGAGGGTGAAGGTTATCTGAACATCGTCCTTCGACTTCACCTGAAAGTCATAGCTGACTACGTAGGGCACGAACACGTCTGGCCAGCGACCGTTCGCGTCCGCGACTACCGGATTTGGGTGTGCACTGGACTCGCCCGCGTCGCGAAACACTGTCAGCGGTGATGTTGTCCCGCCCTGAAAGAAGAACGCCTTAGCTCCGTCCGCACGGAGGTCGTCAGCATAACGCTCGACCATCCCACTTCTATTCCACAGGCTGCCCACGAGCGCCTCCAATGACAGTGGCGGGATCTACATCAGTCCCAAGATTGTTGTTTAGGTTCTTTGTCGCGAGGTTAAACCCCACTATCGCGGCGTTACCGCCAGAGCGTACTACCCGTTCATAGGCCCGGGACCATGCGGCCACACTTGCCGCGAGCGCGGGCGAGGTCAGTGCATGGGCAACCACCTTAACTGGGATCATGGTGCCGAGCACCGCGAGCGGGGCGGCAACAGCCCCGGCCCCTGTAACAGCCCCAGCAACAGATGCTGCCCCAGCAGCTTTGGCCATGGCCCCTGTCGAGGGTCCTCGCCACGTCGGCGCGCGCTCGGCGACCTCTGCGATACTGTCCAGATGGTGCCTCAGCGAGCCCGAACCGCCCTGCCCAAAGAGGATATTCTTCGAGGCCTCCGGCAGTTCGCCATAGCGACGGACAAAGTCGCCCGCGCCGAACTCTCCGACCTCGTTCTGGCCCAGGTGCTGGACCAACTGAGCCTGGACCTCGCCCTGCTTCTTGACGGGGGTTAGCTGGCGCATCCGCGCGAGCGCGGCAAGGTCCTCTGGCGTGCCAGTCCGGGCCATATTGGCCATTTGGGCTATGGCGTCCTCAGCTGGCTTATCCGTTACAGTGGTCAGCCGGGGCGGCACGGGACCGGTAGAACCAGCGATACGGCCCTGGAGCATCTCGCCGGTAGCCCCAACTTCCGCACCAGGCTCGATCCCGCCTTTAGAGATGGCCCGGCTTAGGGCCGTCCCGCCTCGCATAGCGGCGATACCGGGGGCTACTGGCCCGCCAAGGGCCGCAGCCATGGCGTTTTGGGGCTCCTGAAGTTCGCCTCCAGCGCTCTTAAGGAACTGACCGAAGCCCTTTTTCGCGCCCGCAACCCACTCAGGGATTAGATTGGTGATAGCATCCGTTACAGGGCCCTCAGTCCGTCCCCGGGTTCCCCGCGCGGTAGCAATGGCCGCGACCTCCCGGGCCTGCTCGGCTGGGTCCTGGGACAGTGTCGTTCCCTCAAGCGGGGAGGGCTTGGTCGAGACTGGAGGAGCCGCCTTTGACTCCACTGGTTCATCAAAGACAAAGCCTTTTGGCACCGCGCTCGGTGGAGCCTCGTCAAACTTAAATCCTTTCGGAACTGCATATGGTTGTTCCGTGTCACTTTTTGGAGTACCGCCCCCTGCCATCGACAGGACCTTGGTTGGATCGCCGTAGCGCTCCCGCGTTCCGGGCGGGGCTATCCTCGGGGGCGGCATTCGCTGCTGTTCTTCAATATAGTCACCGACTGGATCAGAACTGAATGGAGCAAAGCGCTGACGGAAGGTGTCCACAGAGGGATCAACAGGATTTAACCTGCCCCACCGAGGCTCGTTTGGCTGCAGATAGTCAAACTCTCTGGCCATTAGGTGTACGGCTCCGCTCTACCGTTCCTGATAATGTACCTATTACCCTGTTCATCAGTACCAGTCTTACCTTCGTGCTCGGGTCCGAATTTAGTTATGGGTTGAGCTGTTGGCTGAGCCGCGGGCGTGCCCCCGCCTTGAGCCGAAGCTACAACCTTCTGCCCCTCCGTTGTAAGACTACCATCCTTGTTTACGAAGAGTGGATGCTCATCAGCATACTTGTCGATAACCTCATTTACTCCCCAGGAAGTAGCCCGCAGCGGATTATTCTTCATAAAGCTTCTGGCTTCTTTGGAGACTCCTCGATCGTACTCAGCCATCTGGCGGAGGTTACCTATAATAGCCTTGATGCCACCTGGAGTTTGCAGGATCTGCGGGAATATCTTCTCGACGAACGCCCTATCAGCGTCGGAGAAGGACTTACTAAAGCTTCCGACGTGGGCCATAAGAGCCTGATTGGAAAGGGAGGTAAACTCTTGATTGATCGCGGCCGAGCGTTCCGCGGATGTAGCAAGTTGTCCTAGCCTGTTCTTGAATGCAGTCGGATCAACTCCAACTATTTTCATCAAAGATAGTACTTGATTGACCCCTTCAGCATATTTATTAGCTGATGTACCTGCGATGAAGTCCTTGTCCTGAGTAAGAGTACTCATCCGATCGAGCGTGGCAATGAGCTGCTGTGACTGGCCAGCTTTCTTTTCGGTGTCGAGGTAGATCTTTTCCGCGGACTTGATCTTGTCCGGGGCCTGTTGCAGCTCTAGCTTGTAATCACCAAAGCTGACATCGGGCTGACCTGCTTGTCGCCGAGCGATCCGTTCTTCCTGCCAGGCCTGTTGATCTGGGGTCAATTTGAGCTTGCCCATAGCGTCTCGGAAGCGCTCCATAAGAGCCCGCCCCGGGCCACTAGTCATCAACTGTCGTGGCATTGTGGACAGGGCCTGTCCCACCGCAGCGGCCTCGGCCTGGGCATCAGCCTGATACGCAGGCACCTTTAGCGGGCCACCCTCTGGGGCCGCCTGAGGCGGCGCTTGCGGAGGTGCTGCCCCACGAGCCGGGGCAGCCGCAGCATTGAGCGTCTCCGCACTCATTACCGGGGTCTGTCCAGGCAGTGTATTCGGCGTGGGCGGGGGCCCGGCCAGCTGCTGTGGCTGGGGTTGCGCCGCGCCCTGTTGTGCTGCAGCTATGATGGCGTCACTTGGGCTGGGCTCAGCCGCGGCCTGTTGTGGTCCCGCCTGAGGCGGAAGGGCGCTTCGTGGTCCTACCCCTGGAATAGCCCCTGGCGCGCCCTGAAATGGATCTGGCGCAGGCGGGGCCTGAGCTGGCCCCGGGGTCAGTGGGATGTTGGGCGCTTGCTCCGCCGGAGCGGCTTGCCCGCCAGGCATCCCGGGCCAACGGAAGTTCTTGAGATATTCGGCCTGTATCCTATCCGACTCGCCCTTCTGAGTCAGCTGTCGACGCGCGAGCGCGGCCGCCTGGAGCTTCAATCCGGCCTCCATCTGGCCCGCGGCGAGCAACTGCGATGCCTTCCGCTCTAGTGAGTCTGGATCGGTGCTCTTGAGGTCCGCAAGCGTTTCCTTCAGTGTGGCCCTATCTCGAGCCGCTCCCGCGACGGAGGGGAGGGCCCCGAGCAGACTGAAGTCCACATTAAAGTTGTCGGCCATAGTCAACTCCTACGCTGCGAGTCCAAGGCCCTTAAGAGCACTGCTTCCGATTGGGGTCGAGGCCCCTGCCGTGGCCAGGTTGAGGCCCAGGTTCCACAGGTTCTTCGAGCCCGCCATCTCCGCGTTCGCGGCAGTCTGGAAGGTCGGCGAGTACTGACCCGCGATGCCCTGGAAGCCCTGGGACTGTTGTCCAGAAAGCGTGGACAGCAGATTGGCAATGCTGTTGCCTGTCCCGGTGTACACTCCACTCTGATCCTCGCCGCCGCGCTGGGCCAAATTGGCCAGGCTGGTCCCGGTCCCGAGCAGGGTATTGGCCACGTTAGTACCTGTGCCCGACAACAGATCGGACAGTTTTCCGCCGGTGCCAGTGTAGATGTTAGCCGCGCCCGTGCCTCCCGTGAGGGCAGCATTGGCTGTGCCCGAGGCGGCAGTCGAGGCCGCGTTCGCGCCAAGAGGCGCATAGGCCCCCTGCTGGGCCTGGCCGAGGCCGGATACACCTGCGCGCCAGGCACCGTAATCTTGATTGGCCAGGCCCTGCCCAAAGGTCTGCGCTTCACGGAGCTGGTTTCCGCCCGCGGCCATGCCAGAGGCATTCGCGTTGCGAAGGACGGACTGAAGTCCTTGATCCAGCTGAAACTGGTAGCCGGGACTGGACTGAAACGCGGCCTGGACCTGTCCCGCCATAGGCCCTAGGCCAAAGGCCCCCTGCGCGATGTCACCGCCCTGAAGAGCCCGTGCATCATAGCCTTGCCCCTGCCCAGCAAGTCCACTGAAAGCATCCTGCGCTCCCTGAACGCCACTCCGGAGTGACTCAAGGCCCCCGGTCTGTCCCGCCAAGAGGGCGTTGGTCCCGCCGGTCTGGCCCCCGTAAAGGGCGGATATGGCCTGGGGCGAGTAGTTCTGGATGTCCCCGCGCGCCGTGGCTTGCCCACCCTGAAGGGCGTTAATGGCACTGCCCTGTCCACTCTGGAGGGCACCTAGGCCCTGAGTCTGCGCAGCGCCGATGCCGGACTGGATCTGATTGGAGATCCCTTGAAGGTACTGCTGCTGTTTAGCTGCAGCTTCCTTGACGGGATCGCCAGTAAAGATATCGAACAGGCCCATTATAGCCTCCTATGACTTCTTCAGTCCGTACATCGCGATGCGCCCAGTAACCATAACGCCTGCAGCAAAGAAGAACCTTACAGCGTTACATGGGGTAGAGTCGCTGGCTTCCTCGCCAGCACCAATTACCATATAAGTGCCACCACCAGCGTCATACCAATCAACAGATCGCCAACTAGCCGCGTTTAGGTTTTGGTTCCTATTCGGATAGAGCATAACCTCAGAACTATTTCCCCATGTGGAGCTTGTGGCCCCACCAATCCTGAAGTACGCGCTGGAGCCTTCTAGAGTCGAGCTGTGGAGGTTTACTGCGCTGCCACCCATATAGGCATATACCCAGGTCCATATGTTGGCAGTGTTCTTCCACGTCGCGCCGCCGTCCAGACTCATCTGCATCCACAACGCTGCATTGTGGGAAGAAGTCCTCAGCGACGTGATGTGGAACTGATAGGTATCGTAGGTGTTATCTATCCCCGTGAATACAAGTTGTGCCGAGTTGTTTGCCACTTGAGACGAGATAAATATCAGTCCAGGAGAAACGCCTGGAGGAGGATTTTGTAATGCGGTAATAGCAGCTTGTTGTGCTGTGTTAATGGCCTGTTGTGCTGCAAGAGACGCCTGCAGCGTCACGACATTCGCTTGAAGCTGCGTCGTAGTCGTAGACAGATCTTGAAGCCATGAATACCATTCAGGGTCCCAGCGACTATCCTCGTTTGTAACCTTTGAGAACGGATCGAGTGGGGCTCTCATCCAGAGTACCCCCGTGCTTCAAGATCATCTATCGAACCCCCTGACAGTCCCACATGGACCGGGTCCGAGACCCTCAACCGGAACCGTACGCCTTGACCCTTGGACAGCCCGCACTGCAGGACATATGGGTGGGAGAGCGACTCCCCAGGACCACCGAGGCGGCGCAGCACAGGGTCACCGTAGGTGTATCCCCCGTCGAGTGACCATGAGATCTCTACCTTCGGGTTAGTTACAGTGGAGGTCGTTCCTACAGCAGTCGTCAGCAAGAAGCTGCTTCGAGGCACCATGACCCCGCGCGGAAAGCCTGACATCACCCCGCTTTCCACCTGCCAAATCAATGGGTCAGTGCCCTCAAGAAAGTATGATCCGCTGATCTGATACAGATCTCCGGTAAACTCATCTCCGATGATCCAGCGATCGAAGATCCGTATACTCTTCATTCCCTTCCAGTTGGACTGATTAAACGACTTGCGCTCGTTCCACTCGCCCGTGACTAGATTATACTCCCACGTCCAATTATCATGAGAGGACAAGACCCAAAAGGCATTCTTACCATACATATAGACAAAGGCTTCGATGAGGTTACGGCCCCCGGCGAGTACCGCTGATTGAATAGCCCTACTAACATCATCAGTTGAGACTGGTGTTGGAGTATATCCATCCAACTTATAAACGATGAAGTCATCTCCGGCCCAGAGCAACTGATTGGCCCATCCAGTCTCCCAACCAGCGACAGCATGAGTCCCTACGATCCCGCGAGGGATCGTGACCTCACGAGCGAACGGGAAAGGACTGGTGCCCGCGTCGCGATAGACCCCTGTCCACTTATCTCCGAAGGCATACAGTCGCCCTGCATACCGCAGTACCCGCCGCACGAACAGACCCTGCTCGGTGTTCAGCGATAATGCCTGTACATTAGTAGAATTAAGATCGGAAGCATAGATCTGACCTCCACCGAACGACCAGACAAAGTACCCATCGAAGTCACAAACACTTGTTGGCCCGGCGGGTAGGTTGGCCGAGACAAAGGCTGTTATCCCGGTACTGGTGTCAACATTAAAACAGCCATTTTCGCTGACAACTACATTCTGTTTAACAAGAGCATTATTCCGCCCAAAGGTTACTGGTTCGGTCCCTACAAATGGGCCTAAATCTGTCACAGAAAAGATACTATCAAACTTCATAAGTCTACCATTAATTGCCCATACTCCAACGGCTTCTGCGTCAAGAAATCCTCTAGTATGACCACTTATCGCAGTCGTTGCTATCCGCTGGAGACCCGGGGAACGCCTCACGATGATCTGTGATGGTGCTCCATAGGGCGTCTTCTCCACATAGGCATTGATCAGCCTTCCACCAGACTCTTGTGGCCTGGTGGCCGGGGCTGACGTAGTTGGAAACACAATAGACGGCATCAGAAGTACTCAGCTTCCTGGGTCCCATAAGTGGGACCACTCGAGGTCAACCGGCGTAAGCGACTCTCATAGTACTCCTTGATCTGCGGATCGAAGTTCTTTCCCGCCACGGGAGCACAGATGTTGGCCAATAGTCCCGCGAGCGAGTCGAACCACTCAGCCGGGATATATCCGTCATTAACTACCTCACAGATGTTATCCGAGGCCAGTTGCATTACCAGCGGGTCTACGTTGTTATCGATCTTCTCTGAGTACTCCGCCTCGAGTCCCTGGCCAGTGCCAACAATGTTGAGCTTGTCCGCAGCCTCGCGTATAAGCTCGAAGCGGGTTTTGGTTGTTTTCATAGCGGCAGAAGCTCCAGTGTGATGTTCAACCGCGTGATAGGGGCACCTGTCGTAGATGAGAACCTAATGATGTCGCCTGCGTTAATACCTGTAGTCCATCCGGCCAAGGTGCTGTTCTGATACTTACCCGCGACAAGAACAGGGTTAACTCCTCCCGTGATATCCACTAGACCGGTAGGCCATGCAGAGAAGTTACCCTTCTGGAGGGTTATGGTGGGATTTCCGCTCGTCGCGTCGCTAATGATAGTGACCCTCGTAATAGTACAAGAGTATGGGATCAACGTGTCCTGCACGCTAGGCGTAGCTCCAATAAGCAGCGCGGCGGGAACACCCCTAATCCTGTGATTGGCCGTAAGTTCCAGACTTCCGGCCCCGTTAAACCCCAGACCACCACCTGCCGTCAATACCTCAACTGCCCCGGTGCCAGAGGTATCCCGTCCGAGTAGTCGATCAGACGGGATACTCTGGAGTGCTGTTATAGGGATATTGGCATAGGCCTGTGCCGCGAAAGTGTAGGTACCACCATTCTTAGTGATAGTGATCCCGGTCCCGGCCAAAACCTGAGCCGGGAACCGAGGCAGAATACGAGCACGAAGACTTGGTTGCGTACCCACGAGCACCTCCTACTGCGGATCTCTCTCGACCTTGAACTGTTTGTTCTGGCTAAGAGAGTCGGCTATGATAAGATCGTCTCCGATCTCGACAGGAACTCCCCGCGGAAGCTTGTATGGGCCAAAGTCGAGTACCTTAGCCTCTAACGGATCACCAGTACCAAGCCAGGTTACTTTAACTCGAGCCATATCTTCCTCCACTATTTTTTGGACTTGGACTTGTCGTCCTCTTTGGGCTGAGCTTCCTCCGGGATCGGGATCGCCTGAGCCGGAGGCGGTGCCATAGGGTTCGGTACCGGAGCCACTGGCTCACCCGGCTTCGGCACCGGCCCCTGGGCCGACTGCTGCGAGGGCGGTACGTGAGTATCCAGCTGTGGAGGGTTCGCCTTGTCTTCGTCTTTGTGTTGGGCCATTTCACTCTCCGTAAAAGCGGGAGGGGACTATCCCCTCCCAGTTGGACGAGGTCGGTTACGCAAGTGGCTTGACGAACTGAACGATGATGTAGGCATCACCAGTAGCCGTCCCGGTGATGTTAGCATAGACATCGGTGTCGGCCACGAGTGGCATCACCAACGCCGCAAGTGGTACTGTGTTAAGACTGCCTGCCGTCAATGCGATAGTGGCAGCAATCTCCGAACCGGTAGGTGTCGTACCAATACCAAACACTGGAGTAGAGCCAGTGATAGCCGTCTCCACGTTGGTAGAGGCAGCGAGGATGATAGCTCCCGCCGGGAGTGTACCAACCTTGATGCTGTAGACAGAGACACCGCCAGTCGGCGCGGCTCGGGCAGCAATATACTGCACGAACTCATATCCGGCTTCGCGAGCGGCTCCCCTGTTGTTGAGTGACGTTACCATGTTATGAGCCCTCCTCAATCAGACGAACAAGCGAAGAACCCATTCACCACGCCCCACTGCTTAAGAGTGGTCGAGGTGTACGGGTGCCGCTTGAACATCTTGCCGACGCCGTAGGCCATCTCGATGCCGACGCCAGTGATGAAGCCGTAGTCGTCTTCCTTGCGGAACGTGGGCTTGGCCATCTGACCCCACGCGAAGACTGCAGCCTGTTGGCCGAGCATGAACACAGGCTCGACCCGCGTAGTGCCACCCTGACCTCCAAGCAGGAGGTTGCCAGTGCCTGCCGGACCCCAGGGACCAGGGTTGGCAGTCGTGCCCACGAAGCGGCTGATCTCAGGAACACACCTGACAATCACTCCGTCATAGATCTGATCGCCATCTTGGAAGATAGGGTTCTTGGTAGCGCCATATGGCCCTGACTGTTCGCGGGGCCTTGCGTCCTTGTTGATGGTCTCCAGGGAGATCTTCAGGTCGCGGAACGCGTTAGTGCCTGCGCACGCGATGTAGTACTCATACCCATCATCAGTCCGATAGGGACGGATATGGGGATCAGCATTCATTGCGAGCCGCTTCATCAGTGACAGGTTCGTGGCAGTGAACTTGTCGTTGGTCGTGTCGCACTGACCAAGAGACGTAGCAAAGTCCGTCGCGTTGTTGGACACTGCGTTACCAAATAGGATACGATCCGAATTGGCAGCGCGCCACGCGTCCTTCTGAGCCGTCGAAGCCTGATCGAACTGGATACCGTTGACCCTCGTACCGCCCGAAGACGGCGGAAGGGTCTCGGTCGGCAGGGCCATCAGCGCGGCAATGATCTCGTCCCGCTGAAGTTCCTTACCCCAGTCGCTCAAGAGCGGCTTCGCCACTCCGAATACGTCGGCCGAGTCCTTATGAGACTCAGACTTCGTAGTCACCACAGCATTACGAGCCCATTCGATCCTGACTCGCATACCGTAGTTGTCGATCTTCTCTTCGTTTCCGACCAGCGTCTGTGTCGCCACGCCAGCTCCCTGGAGGCGCGACACGAGCGGGATGTTCATATCCTCGCCGCCTGCCTTCAGCTCGCTGCGGATACGAATAACCGCGTTCAGGCCCTCACTCATATAGGGCGAGAACTGATTACCTCTAACAAACTCTCGGTTGATTTCCTCTGTATACCGAACGAGTTTGTTATTGTCTTGAATGGTTGTCACAGCCATGGCTGTAACCCTTTCCTGACTCGAGCCATATCAAAACATTTTGTTCCGGTACGGCTCATACGCTCATCTCTCTTTGCCATTACTCATGGCATATCGAAACAAGCTATCGTGGCTCATATCGCCCATCTTCTCCGTGTTTCCAGCGGAGGCGGTGGTCTTTGAGAGCGACGGGGGAAGTCGTGTCTCAGACGGTCGACTGGCAGCGCTTCCACGAACCTTATCTAGCATACTGGCCTGAAAGGTGGGATCAGCCATCTTCTCAGCCAGCTTCTTCTCAAACCAAGCATTAGGATCGTCACCAACGGCAGCAAGTGTAGCCTGCTTCCTGTGCCACTGCACAACCGCGTCGTAGCGGTTCGGTGACTGCACCACACGCTCGTAGTCGGCCACGTCGAGGGTTTGCTGAGCCCTGGCATCCAAGAACGCCTGTTCAGCCTCCGCGACCTTATCCTGCCCGTGCCGGGTCTCAGCGATCAACTTGCTGTTGTACATCGTAGTAGCGTTCTGCTGTTCAACAACAGGCCGTAGATACCGCTGGATGATTTCTTCCGTGGCCTTGTCCGGGTTTTCGAAGAAGTCCGGCTTCTTTTCCGCTTGACGCAGGTGAGTTGCGATCTCGTTCAGGCGCGACTCTAGCGCCCTCGCTCGATCTTCAGCCGCTCTTCGACCTTCGGCCTCCTCCCTCAACCGCCAAGTCGGAACGCCCGGCTCGGGAGGTTCCACAGCGGCCGGAGGTGGAGGCTCCGGTGCCGGGGGCGGGGCAGGTTCCGGCTCTGCCGGGGGCTCCGCTGGGGGAGTTACTTGTGCTAGATCGAACATCTCTTGCTGGAGCTGTTCGGGGCTCTTATCATCGTCTGCCATCTTCCATCCTTCCGCTGTTTCGTAGCGTTTACGTATCCGGGGCTATCGTCCCCGGCGGCGAGGCACCATATCGCTGGTGCGGGCGAAGATTATTAATCTACATAGCAGACGACGCCACCAGCCATCATTAGGCGTGAATGCTCGCATCATCGTCTCCTATAATCACCCACTTTCAGGTGATCAATTCCTCCGCGGCGGACTGGTCCCGCGACCTTTGCCTTGCCAGCTGTATTCAGCGCAATGGCAACCGCTTGTTTCTGTGGCTTTCCCGCGCTTATCTCGGTACGTATGTTCTGCGAGATAATTTTGGGGTCTTTCCCTTTAATCAGTGGCATCCCACGCTCCTATCGTATAGCCATAGATCGCGAGACCTATGAGGGCCACGACTATCAGCACGAATGTTAAGGCCACTTTGTGTTCGTACTTCATCCCTGGAACATGAACCCAAAGACTTTCCAACCAAGCAGGAAGAACAGCACGAACAGTAAGACTGTGCTCACTGTTGCTGTCGTCGCTGCAGCGAGACCGATCATGCCCAGATGGGCAAAGATCCCGAACACTAGCCAGATCAGCATGATAACCCAGAACGCTAAACCTATTGGCATGTCATCCTCCTAGTATCCCATTCTCGAAGAAGTCTTTATACTGGAACCCTGGCTTTGCCGGGGGCGGGACCATCTGGGACTGGAGGCCCGCGAGCGTCTGGGGCTGTGCCGAGGTATAGGGCACACTCCCAGCTGCTCCCGGACCCGGAGCACCGATCCGTGTCCACCAGCCCTTGTCAGGCCCCTCGATCCCGAAGCGCTCGCCCCCAGCGGCGTAGGTCTGCGGGCCACCCGCGAACCCTACCGTGCCCGAGGCGTTGCCTGTGGCATAGTTGGTTATGTTAGAGCCCCCCAGAACGCTTTGTACCACTGGGTCGTACGCCGTGCGAGTGTTCTGATCTACCCCACGCGCAGCGCGCTGATGAGTCACCCCAGGGAAGTACTCCCCAGACAGCACGTCAGCCAGCGACTTTCGTCGAGCAACAGCCCGATTGAGCGTGGTCTCAATGAAGGCCTGCCACGCTTGTGGCCCTTGCCCACCGACCTCGGCCTTGGTATAGGCCAAGAGCTTGTCCCGCACACGGGGGTCCTGAAGCTCTTCCGCGAAGCGTCTCCGTCCAAGATCATCTGCCACCGGCACCTCCCGCTGGCTTGGGCTTCTGGGCGGCTTGCTTCAGCATCATCTGATGCTTCTGCTCGCCCTGTTGCAGGGCCTGTTGGCCTTTCAGTTCACTGTGCCGCAGGTCCTGCTGTCCCTTCATGGCGTTCAGCTGAATGTCCTGCTGTCCCATCTGCTGGGTGGACTGAAGCTTGCTGAACTCGGTCGAGGCCTTGATCTGCGCGAGTTTCTGCGCGGATTGGACCTTCATGACGCTTTCCTGCATCTTCATCCCGTGCTCTTGCTGTTTCATAGCCAATTCTTGCTGTTTTTCACGGGGATCGTTGCTCTGGGCGGCCTCCTGGGCCTTGGCTATGTTTAGAGCAGTTTTGGACTTCGTTTCATCGACCTTAGCCGCCTCACCAGCGATCGTAATGGCCTTAGCCTGCTCAGCCACAGGATCTTTCTGCTCCAGAAGAGCCAAAAGCTTCCGCTTGAGCTGACCTTGTAGCGGAGCAAGCTCAAGTAGGATCTGTGGAGGTATATTAGCCCCTTGAGCGGTGAGGGCGACCAGCGTGTCATAGGCATCTCCCATCATGTTGACCTCATCTGGGCCCTCATCCAGGGAGAAGTTGACATCTAGCGTCCCAATCGAGTTCACGAGCCGCGGAAGCCCGTATTCATCCACCCCTACACCATTGACTTGCACCAGTTGCGCGAGTCCCGCGTCGTCTGTGACCCGGATATAGCGCTCAGCGGTCCAATATCGCTGCACAGCGTTCCAAATAGCCCGATAAAGACGCAGTTTCCAGTTCTTTATGCCTATAACGAACGGCCCCAGCTCGGCGATACCTGCTTGTTGGAGCAGGTTGATCGCGCGTCCGGACTTGTACTCGAGGCCCTGACCTATTAGGGCCGGGCTGGGGCCGAAGTTCTCTATCTCGTTCTTTGCGTCCTCTAGGAACTTGATTTGGCCTTCGATATTAGTGATGCGGGCCGCATCATCGAACTCCATTTCGAAGCCCTTGTTGTAGATAACCACACCGTCCGGTCTGATAGCCTCCCTTCGAGTAACCTCAATATCAGCAAATGCTCCATCTTCCGCCTTGATCCTACGCGAAACCAGCTCATGTAGGCCCTTCGAGCGGCGCTGGTTGATCTCATCCTGGGATGAACGTAGATTACGGACGAAGCCATAGCGATCACCGTCATGATCCACGAAGCTGGAGAACATGATATACTTGCATATCATATCTCCCTTCTCATTGTAGAAGTAGCCCTTGCCCTCGTCGATCTTCATCGAGCCCGTGAACAGGCACCACTTCCACCCTTTTCCGCTCTTGTACCAGATATCCACTACCCGCAGCCGCTTATGCCGAGAGTCCACGTCAAACCAGCGCCTCTCCCGTTCCGGGTTCGAGGTCAGGTCCGCGCCGTCGCCCTCCATCAGAACCCGCATCTCCTTCGCGGTCTCCTCGTCGGGCGCGAGCAACACAGCATCCTCAATGTCGAGCCACTTGCCCTGACCCATGAACCTTGCATCGGCGAAGTCATGATCGTAGGAGCGCACATCATAGAAGAAACTGTCCGTTTTGACGAGGGCGAACCCGATATCCTTGTCGTCCTTGTCCCCTTTGACGAGCATCATCTCGACGCCGCCAATACCATCCACAGCAGCATTCTCGGTAGCGAAGGGGAACAGCGACTCGCGGAGATCACTCTCCACCACATACCTGACTACTGCCGTCGCCAGCTCGGCACCCATCTCATCCTGATCTCGCGGAGTCTTTGGGTAGGCCTTGGGGTCCTGCTTGATCTTCTCCATCAGCCCAATGATCGAGTCAATCTTACGCCCGATCCTGTTGTACGTCACCACAGGCTGTTTGCGTCGGTTGAATACCTCCACCTGATCCGCGGTCCACTGAGCCCCATGCCGGTATCCTCGAGCGTTCTTCTGCTCCAGTATCTCGTCGTGCTTGGACGCAATGTAGTCCAGATAGGACTGCTTGCAACGACGCAGCTCCCAATAGCCCTCGTCGTCAATATCGCTATCATTGACCACATAGTCATCTTTATATACTGCGATGGCCATCAGTGTCGTCCTATGATAACGCGGCCCTGACGTGGCCTTCTGATCGAGTAGTCAGACAGCATTCCGTGTCCAATAGGATAGGTATAGCGCGGGTCGTGCGGGAAGAACGGCTCGAACAAGGTGTCCGCATCGGTCATCTTCGAGGCGCTTATAAACTGATCGTATACTAACTGTGGCGTAAATAGCCGATCAGCGTCAGAAATCAGGTTCGGAAAGAGTTCATTCCGCTGAACAACCGTCGGCGAGTAGAAAGTACTCGTATCCGCGAAGAATACTGGATCAACCTTAGAGCCGACACTCGGCATTCTAAGAATATCAGTATCCACAAACGGGAATGGACTGATGTTGACCGCAGACACTGTCAACGCAGGGGTAAAGAATACATCACTATCAACAAACAGCACAGGCTGGATATCGGACAGGGCCAGCACGACCGGGTTGAATACAGCGTCTGCGTCGGTGAACTTCGACGGGCCGACAAACAGCCCTGTAATCGGATCAAAGAACACGTCCGTATCAGTGAACGTCAGCGGAATGACATTGACTGTCCCGGCGGCGAGCGCGGGCACAAAGAAGTTATCCGCGTCATTAATCCTGCCAGCCATCGTGGGCTGTGCGCCGCCACCAGTAACCAACGCCATCCGCGCCGAGTCACTATCAATAAACAGCGTGGGCGTGATATTGACTGCGCCCACCGCAAGTGTCGGACTAAAGAAGGTATCACTATCAGAGAAGAAAGTGGGAACTACTAGTTGCCCTTGGGCTGGCCCACGGATGACCACAGTGACCGACATAGGCGGAGGTACATAGCGTCGGTTCTTGATCAGGGGCGAGCTGTCGGACTCGTGATAGATACGCTTCAGTTCACCGCCAACTACCGTCGGACTATAGTGAGTATCACTCTCGGCATAGACAGCCGGAACCACTATGAATTGACCACCACCAATACCTACGCTAAAGATAGTATCCGTGTCAACATAGCGGCCTCCCGGTCGAATATCCAGATTTCCACTCCGAATAACGACCGTAACTGACATAGGCGGAATAAACCGCCTGACGATGATCCGTTCCGAGGCCGCGGCGTAGGTATTGACTATTGGAGATGTACCGATCCCCTGAAGAGACGGCCCATAGAGCCAATCCTGATCCACAAGCAGTCCAGGAGATACTCCTACTGTACCTCCCGACAAAGCTGGACTAGAGAAACTATCAGAGTCCCCAAAGAAGAAGGTTCCCAGATTATAAACAACCGAGACACTGGAGAATATATCACTGTCGACCAACAGACTTGGAGTCAGATCTCTGGCCGCGGCGAGCCCCGGAACATAGATAATATCACTGTCAATGAAGAAAACTGGAGCCGTCTGTTTAAGTGTCGAGACTAGGGGCGCAAAGTGTATGTCAATATCGTCAATTCTGGACAGACCGACAGACGCCCCTCCAACAAGACTAGGAGAGAAAACTCTATCGATATCAATAAATGAGCCCGGGCGAACGCCCATCAGTGGACTAAAGAACGCGTCCGAGTCTACAAATAGCGTAGTAGTGAGGCCGCCCCCTAGAAGCGGAGTAAAGATCGTATCATTATCAGTGAACTTCGCTATCCCAGACAATATCAGATTAGTGGCCGGGATAAAGAATATATCTTGATCGTTAAACGAGACCTGTGCCAATATAGTATTACTGGTACTGATGGTCGGCACAGAGAATATGTCGCTGTCAGTAAACTTCTGCGGCGTGACTATGCCAGCATTAGGAATTGTAAAGGTCTGGATAACAGACGAGTGAGGTATCCTTCGTCGTCGATAGAATGCGCTCGCCGCGGCATAGGACGGGTACGAGCCCAGCGCGACCACGGGACTATACCAAGCGTCGGTATACGGAATAAGATTAGGCGTGATCGACAACACTTGTCCCGCCGTTGGACTGGACCAGCTATCCGCGTCGGAGATCTTGCCCGGGGTAAGCCCTATAGTCGAGCCTAGCGCGGGACCAATAAAGCTGTCTGCATCAGAGATCAGCCCAGGCGTAAGCCCCGTAAGTGCCCCGGGCTGTTGCCGAGGAATATCGATAACCTCGCCAATAGGCCTAGATCGATAGACATATAACGGCGTCATCCCAGCTTCGGCTATACCCGGGAAGTCTCCAGAAAGGGCCGGGGCACTGTACGTATCATTGTCTGTATATTTTCCGGGAGTCAAGGCCTGATTAAGATCAGCCTTAAATGTTAAAGTGCCCAGTACCGTTGCAGTCGGAGCCGTCCCAGTGAATGCTGGAGTCTGCGCGGTCGTGGCCGAGGTAACTAAATGAGAAATAACTGCATGGGTATTGGCCTGGTTAGTCTGATTGGTAAGCGTAAATGGAGACGAAGCTGCCCAAGTGGCCGCGGCGTTGTTAGCACTCCATCCAATGACCAACTCACTAGCCTGAGCCAATGTAGCAGACGCAGGACAACTGTACGGTGTCGTGATATCAGTGGTGCCATTGGCCGGGCTCGAGTCTACCGGAGATGTGACGAACGGTCCAGTGAATACCGCGCAAAGGCATGAGAAGTCATTAGCACTCGCTGTAGCTGCAATGGTAACTGAACTAAGAGTTCCCGGTACTGTCACGCGGGAATAGAAAAGCCTACCAGAGATAGTTGTTCCACTAAGCGTTCCAGCGTTCTGTGCAACATAAGTATTGCCCAGGTTATCCGTGCATCCACTCGCGGTCAACGCGGTCTGCTGGGCCATCAAAGCCACAACGAGATCGCCCACCGCGACCACAGGCGGCGTTTGTATAGCTATAGGATTACTCGCGCCAATGCTGGCACCAGTCAGTGCCGCAACACCAATTGCTTTTTGATCGCCAAAGGCCATCTACATCTCGAACACAGAGAACTGATACGGATTAGGTCCGGGCGGTGGAGCAGTCCCCACTACGACCTGGGCCAGCGCGGCCGAGCCGCTTTGAGCGAAGGTAACATCTCCCGAGTAGAACGCTGTTATACTGTGTGTTCCATCACTGAGTGCCGTTGTACTGAATGTAGCCACGCCCGCGGCCAGTGTTCCAGAGCCGATCGGACTTCCACCATCCCTGAAAGTCACGGTGCCCGTAGGCGGACCTCCAGTCCCTGTGACGGTCGCGGTGAACAGCACGATCTCGCCGGTATCACTAGGGTTATTATTCGAGATAAGAGTGACGTTAGTGATAGTTTTAGCGGTTTCATCCCAAGCATCCAGATAGAATGCCACGTTCTGCAGCGGAAACACATCCTGTTGTACTGAGCGCTCCATCAGATTTAGCTGGAAATGCGACTCCCATACAGCCTCGTAGACTGGTGCTGCATAGCGTCCCGGGATAACCTCGCGCTGGGCGTTATGATCCGCAGCATAATTTGGATCAGGTCCTTCAATGCAGCCAGCATTCGAGGCTGGACTCCAAGTACCAAAACTAAACAGCCACTGGCCGATAAAGTGAAACATATAACAGCCGATGCCAGAAGCACACTCTGACCCAAACATCAGATTATCCATATTAAAGATAGTACCAGGCCAGCGCGTGCCTACCTGGGCAATAGAAGTCATTCCAGACATATTGGCCCCGCAGATAAAGGCCATGCCGTCCTGAAGAACCTGCAAGTAGCGGGAGTCTCCAGAGACCGCGTGCGAGGCTATAAAGGCCCAGTGATACCCCGAGATATCAATACCCTCAGAGCCGATATTAAATTGATTATTATCAGCAACCATCATCGTTCGACAAGCCGAAATCGGCTTTGGAGTAGTAAATATCTCTAGACCAGCCTCGATCCTGCCATAACAGCCCTTAAACGTATCTGCTATAACAGACTTTGCCGCAGCATTAATTCCAGGGGTCTGGTGGTATTCCCACGCAGCCAGTGGCCTTCCGCCGAAACAGTCGAACCATATGTTATTAGGGTTTCCTCCGCCATAACCCAGATCCGTTTCAATAACAGTTTTGTAGACTGCAAGACCAGTAAGTCTATAGAGTACTGCAGCAGCATTAGTCCGTGCGATCCCAGAATTCCCCTCATTATTCAGAGTTGCAAGATTATTAACGTAGGTAGTGTGGGTCCACGGAGTTCCGCTCCAGGGCGGGTTAGTGGAGGCCATTCGGGCCTCGAGACCAAGCACCCCATTATAGTAATTATCTTGCTCAGTGAAACTCCCAAATAATAGCTCGGCCCAATTCCATGCCTTTATAGCACTATTCTTCCACATATCTCCAGCGGCGTTGAAGCCATAAGCATAGAACACCTGAGCTATCTTACCTGCCCCGTGAGCATAGTAGAAGTTACTCATCTGATCGGGGGCATTAGCGTAGTTAACGCTCGGGCTGAGATTAGAGGGCGTAAAGGAGGTACCAGTGCCCGTATCCATCATCATTCCACCGGGCACAGAGCCCTCAGGTAGGAACGAGCCCGGGCCGTGCTGCATCCGACGATAGCCCTCCAGGCCAAAAACGGCCTGGGTAAACATCTCTGGGAGGCTGTTGGTCCCGGCATACTCCGGCACTGTCGGGAACATTTCCAACAGCTTTGGCAGTCCATAGGCCGTACTGGCGGCCTTCTGCGGCCGCATCAATACTAATTCACACCAACTATAGACAGCGCCCGTGACCGAAGCGAGTCGCGTACACCAATCGCCTGCGTCAGCCCAAGAGCCACCGCCCGCGCCATATCCAGACTGATACCAAGTGTAAGGCGTGCCCGTGGGAAAGAACCACTCAGGTCGTGCCGCTATAGCATCGTTAATCTGCCCATTTATACCAAACAGTGGTGCGCCCCAACCCATAGGATAGGGCACCTTACTCTGATAGATCTTGCCTTGGTTGCCTCCCGCAGTCACCCCATCAGTAAAGTTTTGTGGACGTGTATAGCCAAACCGCCCGTCCAGGGCAATGCCCCACCTATGATGATACTCGCCCCCGGCCATGATCTTAGCAAGATCATTCCAGACAGTCGATCTTACCGGGAACGGATCAGATACTCCCAGCCCCGCGATCCTCAGCCTGTAATTGCCCGCGGTCGAGGTCGTGAAGGTAGGAAATTCCAGCCCATAGACATTGGTTCCAGCTCTATTATTCTCCTGTAGCTCTACAACATATCCCTTACCACTTCTAGAGTGCCACGGAGCGTACGGTGGAAGATTATCCCCTCTAACGGGCACCCCAGTGCCAAAGTCAATGGCAGTAAACTGATTTGGCGCGGGGACAGTATCTACTCTAATACTGGCATGAGTTAGCTGGAAAGGTCCATCATCTCCACCCATGTCTTTCAGTCGCAACCGCTTTCCAACAGCCCATCCATGGTTAGTTGCAGTAGTGAACACGGCGGGATTAGCCGCGGTCATAGCCGTGATATTCTGCCGTTTTGCAGGATTAGTGCTATCGAAAGCAGACTTCCCGTCGGCACTACTGTATCCACTCGTAATGTTATCAACCGGGATACTAACCCGTTCTTCGGCCTGGCCCGAGGCTATTCGCAGCACAATCGGAAACGGCCCGCCTACAGTGGTCCCCGCGTTGTTGATAACCTCAAACTGCGTAAAGGCCGAGTAATCGACCGCGCCCTCGTTCGGCGCCCCTGGCATCCAGTGTGACAAATAAGCAATCTTGCCTACATCATCTGGCCTATACCCTATCTGATTGACATTAATAGCCAGTGCCCGCGTCGAGCGATCGTTCCACGTCAGATTGGTACTGATACTCGCCGCGGAATTAACGATAGCATAAGGCCCGCCCTGAGCTAGAGGTCCATCTAGCTTCAGATAAAGGTGATGTTTCAAAGAAGAGGTCTGACCAAACTGCCCCATAAAGGGTAGATCAGCGTAACCGTGGTCGTAGTTTTTTGACTTGATATAAACCGCAGTGACTGTTCGTCCCCCGAACGAGGCCCAGTTAGCTGGATTTGTTGCCGCAGTCCGATCAAGGAATGCGTCAGGCTCGAGATCGCACGACCTAAAATACTCCTGATTAGTCCCGGCCAACCAGCCTCTTCGTCCCGCCGGGGCAAAGGTAGTCCACCTAGAATAATCCCAGACCTTACCCGTGCCCGGGGTCCAGGTCCCTGTGAACCGCGTCGCACAGAGGTCAGCTGTATCATTATTGATCCTGAGAATATCCCAAGACCCATTACAGTTAGGAACTCCAGCTACCCCAGTAATGCCGACAGTTCCCGCTGAGCCATCATTTATGTTGAAATAGAACGGAGCAAAGACGTTACTGCCCGTACAAGTAATACGGATAGACCCATCTATCGGACTAGAAGACACATTTGTTATGGTGACTGCAGCAGATGAAGATGCAGCTATCGATACCCCACCGTTGCTGAAGATCTGCCCATGCGTGATAGCACCGTCCCGCGCCTCCACGCAGACAGTATCCGGTGAAACCATAGTTACTTCTTTAACTGTAATAGGCACTTTACGGACCCCACACAGCTTCAACTAGAAGATTTCCGCCGTAGCCAAAGTCATCGCCAGGGTTCACAGACGAGATCGAGGGAGTTAAACTCCCCGCGGTGACACTGTGAGCCATGCAAAAGAAATTACCAGTGCCACTTTCATAAGACCCAGGAGTACTAACCCCGTCATCAACCATTGGAGGTGTTGGCGACCATGCTGGCGTCAGCACGGGATGCAACCTTCCAAAGACAACACACGCCCCGCCCGAAGGAACAGTGATCGCGCTCGGGAAAGTGTGCGGGTCCCAGCCAACTGACTCCTGGAAAACTTGTGTTGCAGTTGGAGCACCCGAACACCCCACCAATCTACCTACCATTATCCCGCCATGATCCCCAACTACATCTATAGTAACTACAATAGTGGCGGTTGTCCCGGTGGGCCAGGGCTTATACCAGATAGACAAGTTATTATTGGTAGCTCCTACCGCAAGAGTCATAGCATTACCATCAATCGTGACTCCGGTCATAACTCGTATTGCTGTAGCCCCAGCGCATACAACTACAATTCTGTCCGACGCGGCCGCACCAATACTCACCCCGCTAAACGTGAAAACTGAGTCGGCAAAGCTCGAGGTAATCACCGCCGGGGCTGCAGTCTTAGTAAAATCCAAAGCACTGCCCGTGGGCCCGGGCGAGGGCACAGATCTGCCGTAGCTCAGCGCGGGACCAATCACTCGTCTGCGGCGAAGCAGTGCCATCAGTACACGTTATTCCCTATTGCAGTCTGGTAAGTATTGATCCTAGCCATTATTCTCTGCATTTGAGAACTAAATGCCTGTGCCGCGCCAAAGGTTCCAGCCGCGATCTGAAAAGCATTATTCCCGAATAGCATGGGGAATGATGCGTTAAAGGCGCCACTCGGCGAGGCCGTGACCGTGCCCGCGCTACTACCGTTCTTCCATCGCGTGAAATCAGTACTACTTGTACGCGAAACCGCGTACTGGCCCTGAACATTAGTATTGGCAGCTCCAGTAGAGTCAGTCGCCAACATCTGCGCATACGTATTACCAGCGTAAAGTGGTACTATAAAACTGTCTACGAGCGTTCCATTAAGAATTACCGCTGGAACACCAGTCCCTACTGTATCATTAGTGGTAAGATAGCACAACATATAATTATTGCCGCTGGTACCAAAATTATAGCCAGTATTAATATTAGGATTAAACTGCGTACTAAGAACTGACGAAGCGCCTCCTGTATAACCATGATCTGCAACGAAAGTGCCATCAGCAGGACCAGTCTCCACCAAATTAAAGTTATTCTGCTTGATATTAGTCTTGCTAGTGGCAAAGTCGGCCCCAGCTATCATATAAAGTCCATCTATACGCAGCCAATCTCCATCATTCACTAGTCCCATAATAAGATCACGATAGGCTGTGGCCCGTGCCGTAGTCGGCGTCGCGATACGATCAAAGAACTGTTTAACGGCATACGCTTCTACAGAACCATAGCCAAAAGCCTCTATCTTTGTAACTGAATAAAGGTTCGATCCGTCATCGTTATTCATAGTATCATTTGTTACCGAAGCTGTATCACTAGCAGGATAAGTATAAAAGTGTCTAAAGCCAACAACACTAGATCTTAGTCTAACCTCACTACTAGTATGATGCATAGAAACAACCAATGATCTGCTTCCATCATGAGAATAGGCTACAGCATCACTTGTTATAAACCCTCCTGACGAAACACTTCCACTCGCACTCCCAGAGAACAGCACCTGCACTTGAGTACCATCAAAGTCGTAAATATCCCCACTCGTCGCGCCATTACCGATATAGAGTTTATCCCAACTCAGCGTTCCAGATGCCGGGGCCTGTAGCGTTATCCTGAGTTGTGTACCGTTGTTAATCCTATCAAAGCCTCCCCCAGAATAAGGAAATATAACCTGCCTGTTTGTAATTCCTGTCCAGCCAGAACCATCAAGACTACCACTAGTACTAAGCGAACGCTCGAACACGGTGAACCATGCAGCCGCGGCCGGAGCAGCAGTATAATACGTCCCCACACTAAACGGGAACGAAGGCCCCATGAGCTTACGTTTAATCAGACTCACTTCAGCACCCTTCCGCCAGTGCGGAAGATCTCGAACAGCCGATCCTTCCGCAGGTACCTTCCACCGTTGTTATACCTCTCCCATGCGTCGAGCCGCATCTCCAGTGGCATACAGCCCTTGCCCACGCACTGCCAACAAATGAAGCTGTCACAGCAGTTACAGTGCGGGATGGAGTCCCCGCCGGTCTCTTCCGCACCACAGTGCGCACAGATAATCCCGTCCTGCTCGAGATTAGAGCCACTCGCCCTAATCTCAACGCCATAGCTACGCTGGCGGCTATGTCGAGTAATGAGCATGGCCTACTCGTCGAACTTAACTTCCCAGAGCACCGTGCCCGTGTAATCGCTCGTCGCGCCCTTGGCCATGCAGGCTACGCCGTTCAGGTTAACCGCAGGCCAGGGCAACCCGATCTCGTCGGGAGCGTACCAGATGAACCCAGAGTGCTGGTTCAGGGCCTTCGTCCACAGCCGACTGGCGTAGGTGCCCTCGGCGGTGTAGTTGGCTTTCCAGGCACTTCCCGGACTCGGGGGCGTCCCCGCCTCGATCGGGGGCACAAACACCGGAGTCACCGATGTTGCCGTGCCGTCAGCTGTCTGCCGTTGGATAGTGTAGATGATGTTACAGTCCTGCGTGGCCGGGTTACTTACCGGGCCGATCGCGATCTCTCGCAGTGTCCCGCGGCGGAGCGTGGCGGTTTGCGCCCAGCCCGCAAGGTTGGTCTTGTAGGTCGTGCTCAGGGCCTGCAGCGTGCCCGCGAAGTCACTCGCAACATTGAACAGCATTGGAGTCTCCTTTAATGGCCTTTACGTTTGTCGCCCAGGCCGGAGAACATCTCATCAGTCAGAATGAGTGTTGGACGGATCACCTGGTCGAACGGAATGACCGAGCGCCTTCGGCCGGTCACGGGGTCATAGTGCTCAAGGAGCACCTCCATACTCTTGCCGAAGAGTTCCTTCATGCGGGCCTCAACCTCGCTTCGCAAGCCGTAGTTCTGCCGGAGGCAGTTCGCGATGATATTCATGCTCGCGGACAGTACCTCCTCGATCGAGCGTCCGTTCGCGGCCCGGACAAAGGCCTCAAACAGATCGCGGCCGACCTCGGGCTCGCGGAGAGGGTCTTTAGGCATCGAAAACAGCCCCGTAATTGACGTGGAGCAACCCCTGGAAGCGGCGAACTGCCCTTGGGAAGTGTTTTAGCACCTCCTGAGCGATCAGACCCACCTCCAGGGGAGCATCTGGCCTCCTGTAGCGGTACTCGTAGAGGCCCAGGGGGCCGTAGTCGCCAATTCTTCGGATATCGTGCTTCGCGCGCGCGTCGGACAGCTGGAAGATGCCCGAGACGTTCCACGTCACAGTGATATTGCCCCCGTTCGGGGTCACTGGGAGTCCGCCGCCTGCGGTGTCGTAGTACGACATGAGCCTCCAGGTGGTATTCGCGCCCGTGTTCTTGCGATAGATCACGAGGGCCTCCACCGAGTTCCCACTTACAGCCGTATAAGTGAGATCCCCTCCATCAAATACCCCATCGGTACTCGATACCGTTGTAGCCGTGGGCGTTATTCGTTGATCAGTGCCCACAATGGCATTGGGCGAGGTCAGGGTGGTCGCGTAGAACTGGTGCGTTGCTGCGTAAGTATAAACGCCAGTGTCCACGAGCGCGCAAAACGGACCCAGAGTAGCACTGTCAGTGATAGACGAGTCCGCGCTCGCGTCCATCAGAGCCTTTTTCCACAACGGATACAGAGCGGGAGCCATCGGTGATCTCCTTGGTTAATAGACAACCCAGTCGCCGGGACCGGCGAGTTCTCTGGTGGTGTATCCTATCTTAATGGCCTTGGTTTCGACCTTTTTCACGGGCGAGAAAGGCCTCGACATGCACGCATAGCGCCACTCGTCCGCGGCATGATCCTCGCCCTCGGTATTCACGTCTTCCATCTTGGTTACGTCGTGTTGGAGGGCTGGGATAGTGCGGATACTTGCCGCGCACGTGGCGAAGCAATAGATCATAGGCAGCTCGTCGAACCCAACGAGCCGCGCACGCATCTGATCCCAGCCCCCCATCGAGCCCCGCTGGGGGACCCGAGCGTTGTCCGCCGCGTGGAAGGGCCGCCGCTTATGCCTGATAAGGACCTTGTTCATGCGTTCCGCTATGGAGGGGCCCCCATCTTCCCTGAAGCAGGCCGGGTCGAGCACCCCATAGCGCAAGGTCTCCTGATCCTCGCGCTCTGAGATGCCTTCTGCTACCTCTTCCGCCGTCATTTTCAGGCCGACGTTGATCGATGCCGCACCGTACCACTCCCTATACCGCACAATAGCGCCGCGTGGGAGCACTCTCCCATCAGTAATCTTATAATCATCCGTGACAATAGCCCACCAGCCAACTGAAAATGGACGGGCTGAGCCCCAGTCCATACTTCTAAATCTGGCCCACTCGCGGGGGACGGGGAAGGGGTCTGTAACATGTTTGTCATATCTCCAGCAATCAAAATACGCGCCCTCGATTACAGTCCAGTCCCCTTCGAGCCACGCTCGGACCATGGAGTCCGACGAGAGCCCCCTAAGCCTATCCGCGTAGGTCGGGTCCGAGGCAAGGAGAATTTTGTTATCACGGAGTTTCGCAGGAATGAAGAGTCTACGGTGCTTAGTGACGGGATCAAGTATGGGCTCGTATCCGCCAGGAGCTGGGTCCACGAAATAGGCCTTGACCCAATGATGACCGACACCTCCCGGATTGGCAGCTGCTCTAATTCGCTTGGTATGGATATTGTGAGCCGACCGGAGTCGTGCTCGTAGAAACCTGTAACCGTAGTCTGTCGGCCACTGGGTGAGTTCGTCCCAACCGATCCAAGTGTAGGCGTGGCCTTGGTAGCGCGTGGCATCGTGATCCCTCTCTATGTACCGCATCCTGAGGCTGGCCCCGTTGGCCCAGGACCAAGTTTTGGCCTGCTCGTGCCAGGAACCCCCTGAAATAGGGAAGATTTCTCTTGCTCTTCGCAAGAGGTCCTCGAGTTCGTTGTAAGTGCGGCGGAAGACGACACCCTGCCAATACTGCCCATAGGTAGGGACGTCCTGTAGAAAATCTCCGAGGAGAAAGTCGGACTTTCCGCCTCCCGCCGCGCCCCCGTAAAAGAGTTCGGGGCACCAGTCGGCCGTGATCGCGTCAGTTTGCGGCCCCGGTTGGGGGCTCCATGCGACCCCGGTCGGACTCTCCTCTGGGCGGACCTTGGGCCTCATGGAGGGCTCACCGTCCAGCCCCCGCACCAATCAGTGGGCTGACACGCTGGCCACATAGTCGCGGGATAGGCCAGTGCTGTGAGTTGCGCGAGCACGAGGTAGGGCGGGCCCTTGCGGCAAAGCCCGCCCATGTAAAAGGCGCATGTAGCGCAGGATTGGCCCTGGGGCGGTCTCACGGGCATTAGTTCAGCTCCTTTGGATCGTGGACGACCTCACTTGCCTCCTGGGACCCCGCCCCGAGTTCCTTGGCCCGGCGCTCTTTCCACTGATCGAAGTTTTCCCGGGGCGGCCGATCAATGAAGTCCCGGTCCATTTTCAGGGTGACCTCCTGGCCTGGGCCGTGCCCTGTGCGGTCTGCGAAGGTCTTTACCACGTCGATTAGCAGGGGAATGCTGAATGTCTCTGGGTTGTCGTGCAGCCGCTCTTGCAAAAGCTCGATCGCGTCGAGGGACATGTTGTTCATCCGCTCGGCGAGGTCGGCGAAGATGGACTTGGCCTCTGCGCGATAGTCCTCTACTAGGGCCGCGAATGCGGCGTCGTTGAGTAGGGTCGAGATCCGGGACTGATTGTACCCAGTTACTAGAGCCGCCTGGGACTGTTTCATGCCCGTGGCGAGGCACTTTGCCAGGGAGTGGTGGGAGGCGTGAATGCGGACGAGGGACTTGGGTTTCGTGCCGCGGTTAGTGGCCAGGGCCGCGATGTCGGCCTCGGTCAGGTCGCGGGCGTGCTCGATGAACAGCTGGCGGGGCACGTTCCCCATGAGGCGGGGGCCCGTCGAGGTGTCTAGGTCGTCGATGAAGTCGTCCATATGGCTGGTCCTGTAATCGACGCAGTCCGGCCCCGCGCGAGTAGGGTGCTCCCCTCTCGGGGCGTTGTCAAGTAGATTGTGGTATGGCTGTTTCGGAACCAGCCGTCGGACCATACATATGGCTCTTTGCCGCGTCGGCTCCCCGACATAAGGGGCGGAGGCCCCGAGCCGTATCGAAACATTTTATTCTGATATGGCGGGGTCACTCGATATGGCCATTCCCCCTCGGTATTCTGGCGGGGCTGAAGCGCCCAGCAATAAAAGTTCTTTTTTTAGCCCCCCGGCCTCTTTATGTTTCAATATTCGAGCCTGGTGCGCAACAAACAGCATGCATATATGCATACGTAACAATAGTGCTCGATGTGTATGATAACAGCACTATTATTTCTTTTTAGTCCACTCATACGCAACATAAGTGTGTCATGCATTATTGCATGACTCATCACGTTATTGTGATCACAGTCGAACCATATCGAGTTGACATGATCCCCCGTTGTGGTACTGTGTTCATACCGGATGGACATGGAGTCCGACGGGCCAACAAGGAGAGTCACGATGGAATACCTTTATCAGTGCAAAAAGAATGGACTCGAGTATCTCTACACGACTACCGTCGAGTTCACCGAACCCCAAGATGCCTACGCGTGGCGCCGCGGAGTCCGGGAATATGCCGATAACTATCATGCCTCGATCACGCGCAAGGGTTGGGAAGGCACGGACGCGGAGTTCGCCGAGGAGATCGACAAGTATTGCACCGAAGCGCGCGACAGGTTCATGGCGGGCGATGTCCCGGGCGAGCGGCAGTCTGCCGATCCCAAGGCCATGACCGCGAAACTCGCGAAGCGGTTCAATGTCGATCCCGCGACCCTGATGGCCTTCCTCGAGTCCCAGGCCGCGCAAGGCCGCGCAGCGTAACGAAACCTGGGGGCGCAAATGCCCCCTCCTTTTCGCGGGAGTCCACGGCAATGGAACTCTATGTCGGCCTGTCGATCCTGACCACACTGCTGGTTTTAGCGCTGCATATCTGGATGTGGAGTTGGGGGGCCTAGTGCCCCCTTTTTTTCTCTCTTTTTTGAGTAGTTTTTAACTGCGTTTCTCTAGGCGATTTATCGCCATTTCTCGCGGTTTCTCGCGGGTTTCTCTCAGGTGTGTGGTGTGTTGGTGTGTTTTCAGTTTTATCAATATTCGGGCCATACCGCCATATCGAGATTTACGCCAAACTAAAGGCCAGCTTTCACTTCCTTTTTATCTACATATATTTTTTTAATAGACTATAAGCTAGGATGCATTCGAGCATTGATTTAACATCGAGTGACTGGACCATCTAGCCATATCGGCCACGACGGTTTTGGGTTTGACACCAACACACCCCACCAGCCGACACCCCAGCCTGCGACAATAAACCACACCCCCCAGCCCTTGACACGCCCCGCGACCACATGATACACTCATGCGCCCACAACTAAAAGGAGACTCAAATGGAAGACGAAGGTGCAATTATGGAAGCAGCATTCGCCAGCGGTATCCCGTGTGACTTCATGATCCCCAGCTACAACGAGGCCATATCAATGCAAGCTCGACTCAAGCGCTACATCAAGGGAATGAACGAGGTTTACGCGGGCCGCGACAACAACCAGTTCGAAAACCTCAATGTAACCCTCCTCAAACCCCGAACTCTTCGCTTCGAGTATGCGGGGAAGATCAAAATGCGACCCGTCTCGCAAACAGGGGGAGCTTCGGATCTCCTGGGCTCCTGAACATGGACAAATATATCAGCGAATTACGAGCGTTTCTCGAGTCAAACCCCATCTCACTGCCAAACGGAGAGTCTATAAGGATAGAAATAGTTCTACATAACGAAGAATACGAACTTAATGTGAGTACCGGAAGACCGGTTGCTGGCCCATTCGAAACTGAAGAGGAAGCAGTAATCGCCCTCTTAAAGCTTAAGAGAGAGAAAATGGACTGACACACTGGAAAATAAATTGGGAGTCATACGTATCCGCCACAATTTGGCCCCAATTTAGCCACAATCGGGGCGTACCATGGACTCGGCCGCGCAGCCCATCACCAGTTCCCCGACGCGCGGCCAACCGGGGACTGGCAACCAGGAGACCAATCCAATGACTAACGCATCCCTCTTCGATCACGTCATGCGCGCCCTCTGGGGCGATACCGAGGCCAATTCCGACTTCGTTGTCAAGTGTATCGCGGACAAAGTCCGGGGGACCCAAAGGGTCAATCCCGAAAACGCCTTCGACGTGCTCGACATGTTCGGCCCCGACTATCTCGTGTGGATAGACTCACGGGGCTCGGACACCGAGGAGCCCGACGTGACCGTCCACACAATCAGGTTCACGGACGGCTCTTCAATCCTCGTCGAGGCGCGCCGCGGCCAGGGTTGTGGCGTCGAGGTGATATCATGACGAAATATCCTGATATCGAAAACGTCGGGGACCTGATCGAGGCCCTCAACGGCCTCGTCAAGGATGGCAAGTGTGGACCGGAAACTCCCCTGTATATCTGGTCACAAACCGAGGACGGACTTCGACTGCCCGACCTTACCACACACGAGAACGAACCCGACTCGCCGGGGTTCGTGTGCCTCGTTGATATTCGGGACGAACACTAATGTCCCCCGAGGAAATCCGAACGCTGGAGGTGGGCCAATGGCTCACCTTCACGCCCACGATTTGGTCCCAGCCAATATCGGGCCAAATCCTGTCCGTTGATCCAGAGGGCCACCTTTACATAGTCTGGGACGATGAACATCGCTCCCTGATCAAACCCGACCAGCTCCACTCCAGCAAATTCCAACTGGAGGATACCGAGGGCACACCGAAACGATAGTCCACGACCCATACCGGAACATTTTATTCCGGTATGGCTCGAGGCCTATCCGGGCATCCGCCCACGCCTCAATGGAGTCACGCAAATGCTAAAGTCTCAGGTCCGCAAGGACCTCCTCAAACACTCCGACGACAAACTCTATAAATGGGTGACAGACACGGTCGCGCTCTACCAGATGGCTGACATCCCGACCCGCGACTGCCTCGAGGACATGTATATGTCCCTCTTCGCGGCAATGGGCGCGCTCTCGGCCGCCTACGATATCGAGCCCGAGTGCCTCGTCCAGACCTTCCGTAAAACCCTCGAAATCTGCAAGCGCAAACACGACGAAAAGGAGTCACGTTCATGATCTCGATCCACCGCATAGCCGCGCTAAGCGCGAAAATCTCCAAGGCCGAGGACAGCCATTGGCTCGAACTGGTCATCACCCCGGTCAGTGAGGACACTCCCCCGACGCGGATCACCCTCTACTTCCAGACCCGCAACAGCGGTTTCACCGAGGAGCGCCGCTTCACCCTGGCCCTCGCCGAGGCCATCAACAGCATCCCGCCCATGAATATCGGCAGCTGGGGATCGGACGAGGCCTCGGACCCAGAGCTAAGTCCCCGGGAACAGGCCGCCGAGGCGGGCTTCTAGTGTCGCCAAAGATCTTCCCGACGCTCCTGATCCTCCTCGATCTTGGGGCGTCGGGAGTCTACCTCTTTCACGCGGACTGGCGGCGGGCAATCTACTGGCTCGCCGCGGCCGTTCTCACAGCAACCGTCACTTTCTAGGAGTCACGCTATGCAAACCTTTATCGGACCCGCGCAGGTCCAGCTCTACCGTGCCATCACTCTAAAGCACGGACTCATTCTTTACTCTAGGACCCGCATGAAGCCCAACTCAGCTTGGACCCCTATGGCGATGCTTCGCGAGGCCGGAAAAATCACTGGCCAGGCCTATCGTCGCGGGGCCTACCACGCGGCCGCGCTCGACCTCGATCGCTGGATCAAGGAGAACCAAGATGCCCAATGAACTCTACCTCATCCTGCATAAGGTCCGGGGCGAGCCGGCCTTCGACATCGCGAGCCGATTAGACATCGGCTCTGCAGGCGGCTGGATAGTGCCCACGTCGGGACATCGGGCCTACCCCTATCGGTGGTGGCCCCTCGAAGACCTCTCGGACATCAGTGACATCAACGCGGCGGGCTACCACGAGCGCCCGGCGAGCCTCGACCACACCATTCCCTCGGATTGGCCAGATCACTACGCGCAGGCGCGCGAGATGGTGACCCAGAGGGTCCGCGCGAAGGTCGGCGCCCCTATTAGCGCCGCGGTCGATATCGAGCTTATGCAGCTCCTCTCAGATATGGGAGAAAATCCGTGACCTACCTCCGCGCACTTCTAGAGCGGCTCCGAGCGCGACTCCACCGTCTCCTCGGGCGCGGCACGGACAAGCTCATCATCCCCGTCCACGCCCTGCCCAAGAGGGCCCCTCAGGCCCCAAAGCCCGATCCCAGCATTCGGGCCCTCGAGCGCGCGCGCCTCAAGCAGGACGTGTTCGTGGTCCCCGAGGGACCAAAGCCCGTGCCAAAGCCCCGCAAAGAGCGGCAGCCGCGCTCTGTCACGCCCCCACCCCCTTCTCTAGAGGGGCCCCTCGAGCCCCCGCTTAAGCTCGACAACGAACTGCTCGTGGTCGGCAAGATCAACGACGTTGACGAGGACGTACTCGTCAAGGAGACGGAACTCTACGGCGAATTTAACTTCCGCGACTCCATCCTCGATCAGCTCGATCGCTACTGGGTTTACCTCGCGCGCATGAAGCGCCACGACCCGGACGCCTACGGCTTCTACAAGACCGTCGGGGCTACCATAGTCCCGCGCGTCGCCACGCAAACCCACTGGCACAACGCCAGTTACTCGAAACTGTCCCCCACCGAAATCGCAGAGGTAAAGGCATCTATCAAGCTCCCGCCCTGGTTCAGGCAGAAGCGCCCCGCGTTCGGCTGCATCGCCTACGGAGCCCACTCCCTCTCTGAGGGGCACGAGCTGCGGTTCAGCGAGCCCCATCCCAAGGGCACCCACCTGTGGATACCCAAGTTCATGTACTACGTCAAGTACAACAAGCCCCCGCCCGAGATCCAGCCCGCAAAGGGCGGGGACGTTTTCAAGATGACTATCTGGTGGGATCGCCCCCAGGACAAGCACCGCAAGTGGGGTACGCCCGAGGAGTTCGCGGTCTTCGTGAACGCCGAGGGCACCGACATCCAGATCCTCCGTATGCTCGACACGCGCATAGTAACAGTCCCCAAAAAGCACTCGTCCTGGGAGGTCACTAACATCCCGCAGCGCGCGTGGCACATCCCTAACACCTTCAATAGCTGGGCAGCCTCGCTGGGCATCGATCCACAGCTCCACATGAAAGACCTCTTTTGCACCGCGATCCGCGAGCAGGAGGTCTCCAATTACTCTATGATCCGCGTCGCGGTCACAAAGGGCGACATGACTGCCGTGTTCGGAGTGGCGATCCACCGCACTGCCTACTTCTTTCAGGATCGGGACTACGAGTTGACCGAGCACGGCACGCGCAAGCGCATCTTCCACATCGTCCGCCCGCACACTCGTGCGGATGGGACCATAGTCAAAATGCACTTCCGGGGCGCGCGGACTTTCCACTGGGCGGGCTATGACGTAGAGATTACCGTGCCCGGGCTCGATCACTTCATGATGAACGAGTTCGAACCGGGAACGATCGACAGCTACTGGCTAGAGCCGGGCCAGAAATACGTGACCCAGCCCGAGTTGGGTCGCCGGCTCAAGCAACAGATGCACGATGGACTCGGTGGTATGAAGGAGAGACGGAAATGACCTATACTCTAGGCGAGCTTGTGGCTACGGAAGAGCAAGCCGAAATCATCGACTTTGCCCTCGCGAACCCCAAGCGGCACATCCTCATCAACGCGCTCGCGGGCGCGGCGAAAACGAGTACCCTACGGTTCCTCGCGAAGTACCTGCCCACCGAGCCTACGCTGTCGGTGGCGTTTAACAAGCGCATTGCTGACGAGATGAGCAAGGTATTGCCCGGGCACGTTCGCTGCGCGACGATGAACTCGGTAGGGCACCGCGTATGGGCCGCGGCCACTGGCCGCAAGCTCGTCCTCGATACCAAAAAGACCTATAACTTGGTTCGCGAGGCGATCGATCAGCTGCCGAAACGGCAACAGGGCGAGGCCTGGAACATCTTCAGTGACCTCACCAAGACCGTCTCTAGGGCCAAACTCAACGGATACGTCCCCTCGTCCCTCCAGGGTGCGAAGACCCTGCTTACCGCAGAGGAGTTCTTTGGCTCCCTCGACGAGGAGCCCGATGACTGGTTCTGCCAGATCATCAACGGCGTGCTCGGCAAGGGCATAGTCCAGGCCTTTGGCGGGCTGATCGACTTCGACGATCAGATCTACATGCCCACGCTCTTTGGGGGCAGCTTTCCCGCCCATCGCCGCGTGAAGGTTGATGAGGCCCAGGACCTCAACCGCCTCCAGCACGTCATGGTCAGCAAGCTCATAGGCCCCGACACTCAGCTGATCGCGGTGGGTGATCCCTGGCAATCGATCTACGCTTTCCGCGGCGCGGACACGCGCTCGATGCAGCTCCTGAAAGAGACCTTCGATATGCACGAGATGACCCTGAGCGTGTCGTTTCGGTGCCCTATCTCGGTCGTGGAGAACGCTCACTGGCGCGTCCCGCATATGAAGTGGCCCTCGTGGGCCATTGCAGGCCGAGTCGAGGCCCTAGAGGAGTGGAGTGCGGATGCTATACCTGATAATTCTGCTATTATTTGCCGCAACAATGCTCCTCTACTCCGATGTGCCCTTAGCTTACTTAGGAGTGGCCGCGGTGTTCATCTTGTTGGGACTGACCTTGGTCCTCAGCTGGTCAAAGCTCTGAAAAAGCTCGGCGGGCCTGCGGCTCACTGCGATCTCAACATGCCACAGCAACAGGTGTATGATGCCATCGACCTCTGGGAAAACGAAAAGCTTGCGAAAGCCCGTGACTCGGGAGCTGTCGCGGATCGTGCTGAATGTCTGCGAGTTTTCGCTGGGTTCGGCGACACTCTGGGTAAGGCAATCTCGTACTGTGAAGCTCTCTTTGCGGCCAAAGGTCCAATACAACTTCTTAGTGGCCACAAAGCGAAAGGCCTCGAATGGGACACTGTATATCACCTGGACCCTCATCGGATCCCCAGCCCTTGGTCCAAAGAAGGCGAGGCCCTCGAGCAAGAAAAGAACGTCCGCTACGTCATCGAAACCCGAGCCAAGGTTGCCCTCTACTTTGTGAAGATGGACGGCTTTCAGGGAGACATCTGATGTCAAACGTCCCACTGGCCAGGGCTATGTTCGATGCTATCGTGGCCGAATGGCAGGATAAACTCGAGGCCGAGAAGAAGATGCTCGCCAACATGACCAGAGCCATCGCCCTTCTCTTCAAGGAACCGCCCCTAAGCAGGGCCAAACCCAAGAACCGACTCACTCAGGCGATCGCCGATAAGATCAGAGCCTATAGAAAGGCCCACCCCGAGGCCTCAGTGCAGGAGATCGCCAGCGCCGTCGGGATCAACAACATGGGCCGAGTCTCGGAGGTGCTCCACGGCAAGCGGTTTCCAAAATCTGGAAAATAAATGTGGGTTCTCGGTCGATTGTTGTTGACAGACCTCGCAAAATGTGGTTCAATGAACCATATCGAGGCACCCATATCAGGGCTTTTAACCGGGGCAAAATGCCCCTTCAACGAGGAGGTTACTATGGCAGACGGTAATGGTAGCGGCAACTACGACCAGATTACAATTCAGGGACAGGCCTTTCGAGTCCCTATCCGGTACGCGGCCGGACACTCACTCAATGACGGCGAGGCATCGGCCCTCAATCAGACCTTCCACGAGAACCTTCGAAATAACTTCGCATCCAAGGTCCGCGACGGGGCAGAGGCAGGTGTGCCTCATGATACTCTGCAACAGCAGCTCGACGACTACGCCAACGACTACCAGTTTGGTGTACGGACTGGTGGCGGTGGCTTCAGGGGCGACCCGGTCATGACTGCTGCTATGAACATGGCTCGCGAGCTGGTTCGCAATGCGGTCAAGGCGAAGAGCATGGACGCTGACGCCTGGCCCGCGTCGCGTATCTCCCAGGCCGCGAAGGCCCTCCTCGAGATGCAGGGCGAGAACGGCAAGATCCTCTCGATTGCCCGACAGCAGATCGAGACCGAGCGCGCCACGGCCAAAGAGGCTATGCAGTCGGTCCACGAATTGCTCGATCAGGCTCAGGCCTAGCCCAAAAGGGGAGGGTGCCCACCGTGCCCTCCCCTCTACAGCTGCTCTCCGGGTTGCAAATACCTCCGAGGACAGCGGCTGTCGGCCCAGCGCGGAATGTTGCCGCATCACCGTGCTGGGTCAACTTCTCTAGTGGAGTGTGTCGCAAAGGGCCCCTCGGCCCTTTGCGCTGCACTTCCGCAGCAAGAGAGGAACAACGATGCGCAAGTCCCTGCTCCTGGCTACAGCATTGTGTCTCGCGTCAGTAACGGCCAACGCAGCTACACTCACTGTTAGCGCGCTGGCTGATGCTGATGTGGTGCCACAGTCTGCAAGCGCCCCTTGCATCATCTGCGCCACAACCCAGGCCCATAACCCCGTGGGCTTCGGTTACAACAACTTCAACAGCACAGGTAACAACGACTCGTTCAACCTGTTCTCGTCCAACATTACCGGAGCCTTCGGTAATGGTGACGATACCACTGTTACACCCTACACCGGTACCCAGCTCGTAAACTTCCTGACAGCGTTGGGAGACGCTGGCCTTACCTTCGGCGTGGCCGTGGACGTTAACTCGACTAGCGCAAAGTCGGAGGTTCTGACTCAGTTCCGTCTGATCGACCTTGATCAGTCGGGAGACGGGCCACTTGGCTCGTTGGTCCTGTTCAGTCTACTTAATCCGGTCCCACTGCCCGATATCAGAAACGGCAATGGCTCGGCTGACTACCTGATCTCAGGCTTCAATCTGAGCGGCCTCGCCCACCTCGGCGATCGTCTGTTGTTCCAGGCAACGTGGTCTGGTGCAGTAGACGGCGGCGAGTCGTTCTACATCGTGCCGGTGGCACAGGTTCCGATCCCAGCAGCACTGCCGCTGTTCGCGGCAGGGCTCGTTGGTCTAGGCCTCCTCAGCCGGAGGCGTAAGAACACGGCCGCAGTCTAGCAACGGCCGTTAGGTGGTCCAGTCTCTCCCAGACACCCGTCGAAGGGGCTGGGCCACCGCCCCGGAGGAACTATGACTGACATCGTTGAACAGGCCGACGAGATCGAGCGGCTGCGGGCCGAGCGTGATCGAGCAATTAAAACTACATCAGCATTCGCGCTTGACGTTGCTGCAAAGGATACCGAGATCGAGCGGCTGCGGGCGGCGCTGCAGACAGTACGCGAGGAAAACGACCGCGCCAAACGGCAGTTCACCAATGTCAGCAACAAGATTTTGGATGAAGCGTGCCGCATCCTGGGGTCCAAATGAGCGTACCCGTACTCCACCACTGGTACTCGGCGCTCTCTAGTCCCTACGGAATTGAGTTGATCTCTTCTGACGTTGAGGCCCTTCGCCAGCGACTCTATGCGGCGCGGCGCGAGGCCCAGGATACCGACCTCGAGCAGATCGCCCTATGTATGTCGCCTTTTGATCCGATGCGGCTCTGGTTAGTGAAAAGGAAACCCACTGATGAGAAGACGTGAAGATCGAGCGATATCAAAGCACACCCTCAACCTCTACGCGGGGGACTACGACAAACTGCGGGCCCTCTACTCAACTCGCGTCGGAGCGGCGAAGATCATTCGAGACATAATCCACGCGCACCTTCGCAAGATCGAGGAGGATGCGGCGCAGAAGATCCCGCTCGTGAACGATCTCGACGTGGACATTGATCAGGAGGAGATGGAACTGTGAGCACCGAACTCAGTGAGCTGTTTGATCGCGATCCCCTACATCTGTCCGATCAGGACCTCGATGTCATAGTCCAGTACCAGCGCGAGCACCAGACCCAACACGAACTCGGCGTAAAGGCCGCACCGGCGCCAAAGGCGAAGCGCCCCTCGAAGACACAGGATCTCCTCAAGGAGCTGGGTCTCGCGTCGAGCGGCGACCTACTCAAAGACCTAGGACTAAAGTGATGGATGCACATCCACAACCCTTCTACGAGGGGACCAAAGTCCAGTGGGCGTGGGACTCGACGAGCCTCGGATGGCTCAAGGAGTGCCCCCGGAAATACCAGTACCACATGATTGAGCAATGGCGTGGGCGGGGCGAGTCCATCCACCTCGAGTACGGCATCCTCTATCACGCCGCGCTCGAGGAGTACGATCGGATGAAGCTCGAGGGAGGCATGTCCCACGACGACGCTGTCAGATGGGTGGTGCGGGAACTTTTGACTAAGACGTGGCGCGACGGCCTACCGTGGCGCGGGGCGAAGGACCTCCCGGCCGACGACAAGGCCTCGCTCAAGAGCCGCGAGAACCTCGTTCGCACCGTCGTCTGGTACCTGAACAAGTTCAAGGACGATCCGGCCAAGACCCTGATGCACCCGGTCACGGGCAAGCCAATGGTCGAGCTTCATTTCCAGTTCGAGATCGAGGGGGGATATTCTCTGTGCGGATACTTGGATCGTGTAGTGGAATTCCAGGAACAGCCCTTCGTTATGGACAGGAAGACCACAACATCAACTCTTGGTTCGTACTACTTCGAGCAGTTCGATCCAGACAACCAGATGTCAGTGTATACGGTAGCGTCCCAGGTAGCATTCCATACCCCGGTGAAGGGAGTTATTGTGGACGCTGCGCAAATTGCGGTAGGTTTCAGCCGTTTTGTTCGATCCTTTGTCTTTAAGACCGCGGATCAGATCGACGAATGGATGAAGGACCTCTACGTTTACCTCGAGCAGGCCCGTGGTTACGCGGAGCGTGGCTATTGGCCCCAGAACGACAAGAGCTGTCACAAGTACGGGGGCTGCGCGTTCCGCGAGATCTGCTCCAAGAGTCCCCAGGTACGGGAGAAGTTCCTCGAGACCCACTTTCAGCGAGAGCCCTGGAACCCGCTGGTGCCGCGATGAGCCAGGTCATTTTGGAGTTCCCCCTCGACCGCGACGATGTTAAACTGTTCACGGACACGATCGCGGTCGAGCTGGGCAACGGCGTGAGGCTGACCACGGGGATACCCCAGTGGGTCAAAGGCATAAATGCCGCCAAGTTGCAGATCGTATTGGATATAGAGGGGTCTCCCGATGCCGTCACTTAAAGAACACCAGTCCTCGGAGTTTACAAAGCTTCTGTTGATTGGTGACTCCAAGTCCGGTAAGACCGGGGCTCTGGCATCACTCGTCAAAAAGTACAAGCTGAGAATACTCGATCTGGATAACGGCCTCGACGCCCTCGTTCAGGTGGTCAAACGCGAAGCGCCCGATCGACTCGAGAGCATCGAGTTTCGCACGTTGCGGGACAAGCTCAAGGCCAGTCCCTTTGGCACCGTCGTGGATGGCTCGGCCACGGCCTTTATCGAGTCTCTCAGGATGCTCGATCTGTGGAAGTACGGGAACGTGGACCTTGGTCCGCCCGCGGGCTGGGGCCCAGACTGTGTCCTCGTGCTGGACTCGCTGACGTTCCTTTCTGATGCGGCCTTTCGCTTTCGTGAGCCTTTGGTCCCTAAGTCAAAGGATGGCAAGTATGACGTTCGAGCTGTCTATAAAGACGCGCAGGACGCTGTTGAGGGCGTCCTTGCCCTCCTCACGTCTGAGTCTTTCAGAACTAACGTTATTGTCATTAGCCATGTCAGATATGTGGATAACCCTGATGGCACCAAGAAGGGCTACCCTACGGCAGTTGGATCAGCTCTTTCGCCTCAAATCCCAAGGTATTTCAATTCGGTGGCTCTCGCCCAGACGGGTCCGGGCGGCAAGAGACAGATCCAAACTGCGGCGACGGCGATGATCGACCTCGCTAACCCCGCCGCGTTCAAGATGTTGCCTACGTTGCCAATTGAGACCGGGCTGGCAACGTACTTCGAAACCCTCCGGTCATAGGAGCCAGGAAATGGCGATGTCCTTTGAAGAAATCCTCAAGATGCCCACGTCGGAGTTCAAGCAACCCAAACCCTTTCCGACGGGGACATATCACTGCATGGTCGACGGGCGGCCCGAGCACGGCCAATCCTCGCAGAAGAAGACTGATTATCTGCGGTTCAAGTACAAGATCATTGCCGCCGGTAACACTGTGGACGCCCGCGAGGCCGCGGAACAGCAGGTCGTCGGGAAGTCCCTGCAACAGGACTTCTACATTATCGACAACGACGTTAGCAAGTCGATTATCAAGGAGTTCCTTCAGAATACCCTCGGTATCGCCAACCCTGGCGACGCGAAGGGCATTGAACAGATGCTCGATGATGTTCCGAACCGTGAGCTATTGGTGGAAGTCAAGCACGAAATGTCCCAGGACGGCAAGCGGATCTTCCACCGCGTGAACTCGACTGCGCACGTGTAGGTATTCGTGACTCCCGAGCGTGCGCGTTGAGGGCCTGGGGACCATCATGAAAGTGGTCCCCAGGCCGCGGAGGTCAAGATGGTTAAGAAGTGCATTGAATGCTACTACTCTATGCCCTGCAACGAGAACGCAGTGGCCTGTCACCGATACCCTCCTGCCGTAACTAAGGTCGAGGAGGGAACTGTAACTTCGCATTCACCACTTGTTAATAACAATTACTGGTGTGGTGAATGGAAACCATTAGGGTATGATAAGGCTCGGAACAAAATGTTCGGGGCCATACCGAGAAAGGAGTCACGCAAATGACTGAGCAACAAGATGACATTCGAACTCTTAATGAAATCCCTCCTCGTGGCAACAATGGCGGTCCTCCTGATCTGCTTCGTATTGGCGAGCTTAGCGCACGGGGCATAGACAGGATAAGCATTGAGACCGCTGATCAAATCCGGGAAATGGGAGAGGCCGTGGTCACGCACGCGGAGGCGATCCGCGCCGAGGCTCAGGCCCTCGCTGACTCCATCCTCGAGTCCGGGAGACTCTTCTCTGATAGAGTTGCGGCGTTCACTAGCACAGCCCAAAGTATGCTTATCTCTATGAATGAGCAGAGGGGTAAGCTTCACAAAGGATAAGGAGGCCATATGACTTCAGGACAATTTCACTTGGTCCCGCTTGGCGACATCCACGTCAAGCGGGGCGAGCGTCAGCGGCGCGAACTAACTGACATCGACGTGCTGGCGGACTCGATCAACCGCCTTGGATTGATCCATCCTATCGTCGTTACCCGAGACCGCGAACTCGTCGCGGGCGAGCGTCGATACACGGCCTGTACCAGATTGGGGTGGACCTCGATCCCAGTGCAGTACGTGGACGAGCTTGATCCTCTCAAGCTCGAGGCGATCGAGCTTGAGGAGAACATCAAGCGTCAGGATATCTCCTGGCAGGACCAGGTCAACGCCGTCTCTCGGTGGCACGCTCTTCGGCTGCGCGCTGATCCTACGTGGAGCCAGGCGGATACTGCCGAGGCAATAGGCTTTACCAAGCAGCACATCAACAGACTCATACTGGTTGCGGAGGAGATGGATGACAACAAAATGGTTGCGGATGCTCCTAAGCTGTCCACGGCCTTGGGCATCGCTCAGCGTGCGCGGGAACGCCGCGACGAGGCCAACCTCAGCCGACTGCACGAGCACTTCGAGGTCAGGCCCGAGGTCGAGCCAGAGTCGATCCTCACGACGGACTTCACCGACTGGGCGCTCGGGGACAGTCCGTGGCGGTTCAACCTGATCCACTGCGATTTTCCCTATGGAATAGGAGCGGACGACTTCAACCAGGGTGGGGCCGCTGCCCATGGAGGTTATGCCGACACCCCAGAGGGATGGCAACGGCTGATGATGGCCTTGGAGATCACCACCAAAACTATGACGGCCCCGTCGTGTCACCTGATGTTCTGGTTTGCTATGCGAAAGGCCGACGAGCGACTGTATGAATGGACCTGTCGCCAGCTCGAGAACATTGGCTGGGATATTAACCCTCAACCCCTAATATGGATGAAGTCAGATGGAGCCGGTATCTTACCCGACCCTGAACGAGGTCCTCGCCAAATCTACGAGACATGTCTCTTTGGGTCAAGGGGCGACCGTAAGATTGTTAGAGCGGTTGCAAACGCTTACGCAGCTCCAACTGTTAGAGAAAGACACATGTCTGAAAAACC